GCGCCACCACCCCATAAGCGTTTTTCTTTGGGGCTCCACCCCGTTTCTTTGGGCAAGACCAAAGAAATGGGGTGGATAGGCAGCACCAACGTAAAGATTTTCCGCAAACGTATAGGCGAGTTGCGTAAACCCACCCCCGGGCAGGGATGGAACCCTGCCCCTACAGACGGGGCCAGCGGGCGTTTTCGCCTCAGATAGAGTTCCACCCCGCCTTTATCGGGTCATACGGCGGGTCGCCGCCTGCGGAGACGGCGCTGCCGGCGCTGCGGCGGGCGTTCTCGTGGTCGCGCCGCTCGCGGTCGAGCTCCGAGCGGAGCTTCTCCAGCTCCGACTCCTTCTCAGCCGCCTCGCGGCGGCGCAGGTGCTCGGCGTAGGCGTCAGTCAGGCTCGCCCCGCGGCGCACTTCGTCCCAGACCTCCGCCGGGATCGCGCCCTTGTCGCGCCGGAGCTGCTCCGCCGCCTCGGGGAAGGCCTTCACAAAGCTCTCACAGTCGCGGCGGCGGCGCTCCGCGGGGTCGGGGTCGTAGCTCTCGCCCGAGCGCAGGGCCTCCAGCTCCCGGCTCGCATCGCCCAGCTTCGAGCGGATGCGGTCGTAATCCATGCCCTTCTGCGCGAGGGCGATGACCTCCTCCCTACCCACGTTCTTCGTCTCGCCCAGGTGCCGGAGCGTGAAACTCTCAGGCGCGGGCGGCTCTGGCGCGGGGTTCGCCGCGGGCTCGGCCTCGTCCGTCACGCCCTGCATCATCTCGGCCACGTCCACCTGCCACTCCCCGGCCTCGGCCGCCGGGCTCTGTACCATGTTCTCTTCCATATCTCAGTTCCTTTCTCAGATTGCCGCCGCATCCTGCGGTGCGCCCTGGGCGGCCCGGCGGGCGGTGATGGCGTTTATGAGGCCCTGGCGGTCCGTAATGTAGCCGTCGGGCACGCGCTCAAGGTATTCCAGCACATCAATGTGTCCCTGCGCGAGGAGGTTGTCCATCGTCTGCGTGGAGGCTATCTCGCTCCAGTAGGCCGCCGCGCCGACGTCGAGCTTCAGCCGGAGCGGCAGGGAGCGCAGGCCGGAGAAATCGTAGAGAACGGATATCTTCCCGTTCTCGCCCCGGGGCAGGGCCTCGCCCACAAAGTCCAGCAGCTCCTCGGATACCTCAGCCACGGGGTCAATCTCCGCCGGCCGCAGGCCGTAGTAGCCGGCCATGAAGTCGAGGTAGATGGCCCCCAGGTCCTCGATGCTCTGGTATAGGTTCTGCTTCGTTATCTCGTTGGGCGTGGAGGCGGCGCGCTGGAGGGCGATGATAGCGGAGGTGTTGTCCGGCTTCGCCTCGCCTAGGGCGACGCTGGTCGCGCCGAGGTTCGTCTGCGTGAGGCTCTGCGTCAGCTCGATAAACTGCGCTATCTGCGGCGAGATCTGCGCCGGACCGAGCACGCGGGCCACGCTGTCCACGCCCCCGCCGTTCACGCCTATGGCCCGGCCTATGCCGTTGTCCCAGCGCGGGATGCGGGTCTTGTCGTAGACGATCTTCGGATATGCCGTGGCCATGAGGGATATCATGCTCATGGCAAAGAGCTTGTTGATGTAGATCTGGTTCGGGATGAGGCCCGTTATCATGGCCTGGCCGTGGTAGCTGTCCTGGACGTAGTCCCAGCACAGCCAGGTGACGGGGTAGAGCCTGAGGCCCAGGTCCCAGGGTTTGCGCACCATTACGCCGCGGGCGCACTCGCAGCCCCAGACGCTGCCGGTCCTCTCGTCCTTCCAGAGGCGGAGGATGACGGTGGTCTTTTCGCCCGTGTCCTTGTAGGCGTCCATGAGCTGCTCGTCCGTGTCCTCCTTGATAGACTCCCAGTCGGCGCAGCCGAGCCTTCTCGCCCGCTCTCGCAGGCTCTCCGTCATCTCGCGGCGCTTTATGAGTATGTAGGGCTGGCTCTGGACCTGCCTGTCCGCGGGGTTGCCGAAGCCTATGCGCGTGTTCTGGACTATCTCGGTGACGAGCGCGCCCCGGCGGCCGTCGCCGGCGTCGGCCTCGGCGTTCCACCAGGTGTAGGTGGCCCCGTCGCCGTCCACGGCGGCGTTGCGCATATACTCCTTGAGCAGCCAGGTCAGCTTGTTGCGCTCGAATAGGGCCTCAAACTCGGCGTTTATGACATCGCAGGCCCGGCGCAGTCCCCTGTCCCCCGCGCCGGAGGGCAGGGGCGAGCACTTCAGCTTCAGCTGGTCGCTCGTTATCGAGGCCACGGTGAAGAGGGTGACGCGCTTGAGGAAGTTAAAGACCGGCGTGGGCAGACCGTTGGACTCGACGCCCTCCCACTGTTTGCCTATGAAGAAGTTTTCGTTCACCCTCACAGTGTCGTCGAGCTGTATGCTGTCGTTGTAGGCGAGCATCTTCTCGTACTCGCGCCAGACGGCGTCGGCTGTAAGCTCCTTTGGCTTCATGCTCAGGCCTCCTCTCCGGGCCTGCGGCGCATGTCGTCCAGGCCGTAGGCGAGTATGCCGGAGAGCGCCTCCTCAAAGCGGCGCTGCTCCCGGAGCGCGCGCTCGCGCAGCTCCTCCTGCGCGGCGGGCGGGACCGGCGCGCGCTGGGCTTCCATGGCCTCAAGCGCCCTCAGGCAGCGCGCCAGGGAGAGCGCCGCAGCCACGCTGGCCGCCGCGCAGCAGAGCGCGGCGATGAGCAGAAAAATTTCCATTTCCAGACCTCCTGAAATATTCAAAATTGCAGATATCCTCTCATCGGGCTGCCGCCGGTCATGAAGTCGTCATATTCCTCCAGCGGCTCGCCCTCGTCCTCGCGCGAGGGGGCCGGCCCTGCGGCCTCGGCGGCGAGGGTTCGGCTGATGCAGAAATAGCGCACGGCGTCCACGCGGTGGGTGACGTCGTGGGGTTCGCGGGCGCAGTCGTTGGGGTTTTCCTCGTCCGCCTGGATGTCGCGCAGGTCCTCGATGGTCCGCTTGCAGTTTTTGAAAAAGACCAGCATGGGCCGTCCGTCGTCCCGGCGGGCCAGGGCCTCCTTTATGAGCAGATGTCCCTGCACGCGGTTGTTGTCGGCCTTCACGATGGGCACTCCGTTTTCCATGAAGATCTCGGCCATGGTGCGGCCCGTGTCCTTCTGCCGGTTCCACATGTCCGGCGGCGCGAAGGTTATCTCGATGCGCTCGCCGGGCAGGGTGTGGGAGAGCATGGCCTCCGCCGCCTCGCGGACGATGAGGCCGGGGGCGGAAAACTCGCGGTACATCCAGCTGCGCCCCTCCCCGTCCACGGCAAACCACGCGCAGGCGAACATGTCGAGCCCGTAGTCGAAGGCGCGGTAGCGCTTCCAGGACGCGGGCAGGGCAAAGGGCTCCGCCACATGCGCCGCCTCGGAAAACTCGGGGAAATAGTTCCCGCCCAGCGAATCCCATTCGCCGTAGCGGTAGGCCCGGCGCAGGTTCTCCGGCATGGATGCGAGCATGCGCAGGTAGGCTGGCGAGGAGCGCAGCAGCGCCGTGTTGTCCTCCACCGTGGCGGGTATGAAGACGTAGTCGTCCGGGTTTTCGCTCGCCTCGGGGTCGTCCGGGTCGGTGATGAAGTCGCGGTCGATGAAGAGGCGCTTCACCCAGCGGTGGCCCACGCCTCCGGGGTTGCAGGTGATGTACATGCGCTTGGGGAAGTCGTTCACTCCGCGCAGCAGGCCGCCCAGGAACTGAAAGCTGCGCCAGGTGAACTGCGTCGCCTCGTCGAGGAAGATCCAGTCGTACTCCTGGCCGTTGTACTCCAGCTCCGAGGTCTCGCCGGCCCAGTGGCCGAAATGGATGAGGCTGCCGTTGGCGAAATAGATGGAGCGCAGGGAGCCGTTGTAGCTGCAAAACTCGGGGTTTATCATCTTGAGCATGGGCTCTATGTGGTTCGACTGCAGCTCCGGGTAGGTGCGCCGGAGAATGAGGATGCGGATGCCGGCGTAGTTGTAGGCGCCGAGCAGGGCCTTGGTGCGCACGGCCCAGGTCTTGCCGCCGCCCTTCGCGCCCCCGTAGGCCGTGTAAAGACTGCGGGAGGCGAAGAACAGCTTTTGCTTGGGGTTGGCCTCGCCGGGGTCCCAGACATATTCTCCCGTCAT